AATAAACCATACTTGTGCTTGTAATTCTTTACTTGCGGCTGCGTCATAAACCAATGTCTTGTCAGGTAAATGCACATACAAAAACTGGTGACTCTTGTCATTTCTAGCCTCAAGCAACACCAAGGCAAGTTGCGCCTCTGAATATTCAAGCAACAAGTTATCTATTTCTTGTGTGCTAATTTTTGTTGTTGTTGCGGATTCACCAACATAGATAGCTGGTGATTCATTGCGTCCACTGCCTAAAAAAGCAACACTTTCAAGGTAGATACAGCAAGCGTGTATGCCTACACAACCTTTTTGGATTTGCGCCCCATCAATAACTTGAAAAGGAAAAGGCACAGCCGCAGTCGTGTTGTCGTAGACCTCCATTGTGTAGCGATTGATTGCATAGACCTCGTTACGCAATCTCAGCAAAGATGTAATCGGGTCAGGGTCGGCTATTGGTTCTTCAAAAGCAAACGCATCAATCGTAAAAGGGTCGCCAATGTTGGTTAGGAATAAACGCTCACCATCGGTAATCATAAACCGACCATCAATAAAACAAAAATCAAGAATTGGGCCAATCGTTACGGCAGGGTAAACGCCTTGCGTTAATGTTGCGCCATCCCAAAAAAATATGTTGCCACCAGACGCAACAGCCAGTTCGTCAAAGCTGTAATCAAATACTACAAGACCACCAGCACCCACATCACCAAGCACAGTAACAACACCAGCTGAATTTATTTCAACCAGCTTTGTGCCCATCACCCGATAAAGTTCGTCACGCCAATTGATGCCGCCACGGTCAACGCCCGGCCCTGTTCCATTGTCCACAATGCCATCGCCCGGCCTCAGAAAACCAGCACTGATGCCGCTTACTTTTGGCACAGGTACAAGATTGACAGGGTAGGCTGTACGCAACTCTGGTGTTGTGTCTGCGTAAATACCACTCAAGATAGGTATTTGCATTATTTTTCACCTACTGACGGTAAGACCTTTTTTTCTTTGTCCCAGTATTCTTTGTAGTTTTTTGAAAAGTATTCGGCATCTGCCTCATTGTCAAAAGAAATGTAATCCTTGCTTTTTAAAGCCCGATCAAAAGCATCATCACCATAATTTTTCAGTTCTTTATTTTCGTATGCAATTCTTGGGTAAACAATAAACTTATTTGGCCCAGCTTCAGAATACTCCATTTGGTGTGTAGCAATATCGCCTTTTCCCAAGTCCATGACTGGGTATGCCTCGGGGTTGAGAATCCTGCGGACAAAATTCTTCCCTTGGTTTTCATTCAGCACGTTTTTTAAGGTTTCGTAATCCATTGTTATTTTGCCTTGTTGCGTGCGCTGATGCGTTTTGCTTTGGCTTGAGCATCTGCTTTTGAAGAAGCACCCCAAGCCCTCAAACTTAACAGCAAGCGTGTGGGTTCACCGTCTTTGTATTCAGGACCAGAGTTACCACCCATGCGAGCCAAGAACGATGCTCTGCGGGGGTTGTCGCCAGTCTTCACTGGTGGCTTGAGGTTCATGCCTTCAGCCTTTGCCGCAGCCCTACCCTTGGCGTTTAAACCGCCCTTTGGGTTCTGACCTTCTTTGCGTGCATAAGCTGGGGTTTTCATCTAAAACTCTTGATCTTTTCAGCAACCTTTTTGGGTTGCTTTGCAAACTGTTTGCTCGCTTTTGTGGCCTCGCGCTTTGCCCGTGTGGTTGCCGCATACTCGGCAGAGGTCAATGCCTTGATTGCCTTTTCAGGCAGATACCTTTCGCCAGTTTCGGACGATGGCTTTCCTGACTTGGTGCGCCAATTCTGTTCACCCCAGTCCTTCAGACTTTTCTGTGGGGCTTTCATTTGTAGCCTCCACCTTTAGCTTTGTATTCTTTTGCCAACATTTGTGCTTTACGGGCAGACCATTCGTTTGGGTCACCGCCCTTTGTCCCTGCCTTGATTTTTTCAAACAGGGCTTTTCGCATGGTTGGCTTCGTGTAGTTGCCAGCCGCATTAACCGAGGACTTAGGTTTGGTTGCCATTAAGCCGCCACGCCTTTGATAACCGCAAAGTTGAATACTGGGGTTTCTGTGGTCGTACCGCCAGTGGTGCGGAATGTGATGTTGAAACTACCAGCAGCCACCGCAGTGACCATCAGGTCATACAAATCAGTGCCTGATTTTTGGTTCAAGATGACCACATCAGTTGCCGCCACAGTGCTGTTTGTCACAGTAAAAGTTGCCGCTGTTGTAGTCCCTGCTGCACTGAATAATGTGATTGCGCCAGTGGTCTTGTTCAGGGTCACGCCAGTGGTTCGGCTTGTTGCCTGAGTGACAGCACCACCAGCCCCAGTTGCATAACCAACGCCAGCAGTGCCAGTTGATGCAATTACACCTGTGGCGGTCAAACTTGTGCCAGTAGCCACACCGATTGCTGGTGTCACCAATGTTGGGCTAGTGAATGTTCCTGTGCTTACTGTTGGATTTGTAATCGTTGGGCTGGTTGCAAAGACCAATACACCAGTTCCTGTTTCATCGGTCATTGCTGCACGAAGATTGGCACTTGATGGCGTTGCCAAGAAAGTCTGAACGGCTGAACTCAAACTCGGAATGTCCGATGTAATGTTGTACCAACTATTCGTTGCTTGATAAAAGCGAAAGCGCAATGCAGCACCACCTGAGATTGTATTTACAGCACCGAAAATTGCAGTTGCACCATTCAATGCGATTGCAAAAACTGTAATCTCTTGTGTGCTAGTAATCAATAACTCAGTGCCATCAGGCACACCAGTGTTCAGGGGCAAGGTAACCGTGCCAGAGGCCAAGACACTAGCGGGTTGCAACAACATCCATTGCTGTTCTGCGACTGGTGTAGGTACGGTAATGTTGAAACCAGTCGATGGTACATACAGATTAACCGCCAGCGTAGGCGAGGCAAAACTTTGCTGAAAGAAAGTCAACAAAGAACCAATAGAGGTTCTGCGTGCATCCCCGTTGTTGGGCGAGTAAACAGGTAACTGATCTCCGCTGGAAATCGTGCTGAGTACGGGTAACTGGTTGATGGTTGGCATGACTGTCCTTAGTAATATTCAATTGGGCCATCAGGCCCTGCTGTAACTGGGTTGGCTGGTGGCCTGACAAACGGATTATCGTAGACACGCCAAGGTTTGTTGCCTGAACCGGCTGGCATTGTTGCTGGCAGTTGTTGTTCAAGCGGGTATGTGGCTCTTTGCAACAGGATGTCGTAACCCTGTTTGGCTGTTGTCTTGGTCTCAATCATCACTTGCTTGCCAAAACTTGGCGCAAGTCGGATGCTTAAATTGCAAATGATGGCTTCATAAGCCGAATCAGGCACATTGGTTTCTTCATCTAAATCGCTGTCCTGTGGGCTTGATGGCAATGGGTAGCCCAACCGAATTCCTTTGCCGTTCCAGTCTGCAATCATTGCATCCAGTCTGCGTAAAGCAAAGTCCAGCTGTTCAGGCCCAAGGTCAAAAACATATGACGCAAGGCCTATTTCTTCAAGGGCAGAACTTATGAATTGACGTTTGGTGTAACCCATTACGCAGTCTCCATTGCGTTATTGATCTTATTGAGCAAAGTCGCATCTGACCAACGCTTATCTACTTTCAATCCAATTGCTTCAGCCTGTTGCAACATTTCTTCAAGACTTGGCAAATCATCTTCTATTGACTCGACTGGTTCACTTACAGCAAGTGATAGACCAATAGGCGTTGGCGTGACTATCTTGTTTTGCTTTCGCTCAAGGGCTTGCGTTTTTTTGAGTTTACGCTTTTGCAAACGCAACTCCCGCCACGGGGCGAGAGTCTTGTTTTTAACAATAGCTGCCGACTTGATCATTTCTTTTTCATTGACTTAGCGGCTGGCTTTTTCATCATGCCATACGCCATAGCAACGGCTTGCTTTTGAGGCTTGCCAGCTTTCATTTCTTTTTTAATGGTCTTACCCATTTCTTTTGCCATCATGCCGCTCATCTTTTTCATAACATTACTCCAAAGTTAAACAGGCCAACATCTCTGCTGGCCTGCTTGGTTGATTAGCTTACCCGATACACAATAAAGGTATCTGCTGCTGTCTTGCGAACACGGAATCGTGCAGATGCACCAGACGTAGCCGCAGTTGCTGCAGAACCCACAATGGTTACGCCTGTGTTGACCGTGATGGTCAA